CCCCACGTCTGGATGGCGCTATAGTCAGCGGTCCGTGTTTTGAGGAACGCCGTGTCGTAGCTCTGGATCACGTACTGGAGCCTCGGGATGTCCTTCTTCTCCCAGACCTTCCACCAATCCCTCTTGATCAAGGAAGAAGCGTCGGAGGTAGGACGCTGCATGTACTGCGCCATCCACTTCGATAACGAGATCGAAGCCTTGATCTTCTCCAATTCCTCCAGCTTCCAGTATTCTGGCCATAGGGGCTCCCCGCTATCAAAGATGGCTGGGAACTCCACGACCTCCCACTGGTCGGCCTTGGGGTCCGTGGCCTGCTGCTTCAGCAACCGCGCCGTCAGGTCGGCGTCCCCCCAGCGCGTCATGACAATCACGATGGCCCCGCCGGGTTGCAGACGCTGGCGCGGGCCAGACATGTACCACTCCCAAGCGTTGTCCAAAGCAGTGGGACTCAGTGCGTCCTGTTCGGAGTGCGGGTCGTCTACAATGAAAAGATCAGCACCACGACCAGCAATGCTGCCGCCCACACCCGCCGCGTAGTACTCACCTCCATCATCCGTCTCCCAGCGATACGCCGCCTTGCTGTCCGCCCGAAGCTTCACGTCAGGGAAGACCTTGTGGTAGTCCTCCCCGTCCATCAGGTTTCTAACCTTGCGACCAAAGCGGATCGAGAGGTCCGCCGTGTGGGTGGCCTGCATGATCTTCTTCGTCGGCACACGGCCAATGAACCACGAGGGGAACAAGAAGCTGGCGAACTCCGACTTCGTGTGCCTCGGTGGCATATTGATGATCAGGCGCTTCAATGTTCCGTTGGCCACGGCCTCCAGCTTCTCGGCCACAATCTTGTGGTGCCGCCCGGCAATGAACCCCGGCCACACGAACTTCACGTATTCCAAGAAGTTGTCGTGGGCCTTCTTCGAGGACTCCAACTGAGCAAGCCGGTCGTAGAGCTTGGCCAACTTCTTCAGGTTGTCTTCGTCAATCTTGGGGGAGATGGGTGTCATGGAGGTCCGTTAGCAACAGGGGAGGGTGTTACCCGCGCAGGAAGAGTTCGCCCACACGATTTGGTATTCCGCCACGGGACGCGGGCGGTTGTTTCAAAAGAACTTACGCCAAAGGGCGAGGAGCTTGGACCAGAGGGAGGGATCCTCGTTCCGTGGACCGTAGTCGTATTTGCAGGAGGAAGGGGCTTTCATGGATCCTACGGTACTACAAAATATAGGTGGGGGGTAGGGGATCCTTTGATGTTTGTTGACAATTTGGGGGAGCCGGTACCTTGGAGCGATGTTGACAATTCGGGGTCCGTGGAATTTTTACAATTGGTAACTTAGTGAGGAAAATCGGGTTTTACGCGCGCCCGCGAGGCCCGGGCCGTCGCAGGGGGGTGACGGTTCTCTGACAGGCTCTTGCTCAGGCCTAGTTTGACCCCAAGGGACCCGCGTGGCATGGACCTTGCATGGCGTGGCGATTCGTTGCGTGGTCACGCGTTTGTGATGTTGACTATGCTCACAAGAGGGCGCACTATGCTTAGGTGATTCGTTGTTGTGCGGATCGCATTAAAAAAGAAAGCGATAGAACATGACCGACCATCCTGTAACAGAAAGCATCGCGACCGCTCTTGTCGCCCTGTCCTCAGCCCTCGCGACCCTAACGCGCGAGATTGAACGCAATCGCGGTTTCTCGGACGCTCTCGCGGAACGGATCCTGTCCCTAGAACGACGCGCGGCAACGCCGGTTCATGTCCCGACCACGACCGCTCTTGCGGCGCGCGGACCGGAGTTGACGACGTTCGAGCGGGCGACTCGGCCCGTTCGCGATGGCCAATGGTAAGGGGGCGAACATGACCGATAGCTACATCACTGTGGGCGATGGCGTCACCGGCTTCATTGGACCCGACGCGACCCGGCTATGTCATGCGCGGACCGTCAAGCATGCGCTGCGCGCTTGCAAGATCGGTTTCAGGCTCACGCGGACCGCGACCCCGACCCGGTCGTTTGCAATGGCCAGCAGGATCACTGGCAAGGCCTACAAGCGGGGCCAGTATGACCTTGCTATCGCGGACCTAAACGAATGGATCTGGGCCATGGAAGCGGCTCTGCCGGTCGTGCAACGCTGACGCAAATCGCCCTGGTGCTTATAGTGAGCATCAGGGCGACATAGAAAGGAACACCATGATCCAGACAATCGAAACCGTCCTCTTCACTGCGACATGGCTCCTTATCGGAGCCATCGCCGTCCTCAGCCTAATCTAAGAAAGGAACGCCCCATGACACGTCCTATTCACACCATCGCCAGCGAGATCCTACAGGATTGGAAGAAACCCTATTTCGGAGCCGTCCCCTATCTCGGGGCCATGCAATCTCTGGACACGATAGATGACGCCTACGGTTACGACGACGCGCGGACCGTGATCCTGTACTTCATGGCCAATGCCACCACATGGCGCGGCGAGAAAGCCCGGGAGATCAAGGCTGAGTTGAAAGCCCTGACTGCGCGCCGCTGATCCCCGAGATCCCCGCTACCATCCCCCGGTCGAAAGGCCGGGGGATATTTTTTTGCCGGGGCTTGTCTATATTGCATCTAAGGCCCGCGCCGAGCGAGGCCCGCGCGTGGGGCCGGGGCGTGTCTCAATTGCATCTAAGGCCCGCGCGAAAGCCCGAGCCGGTGACCTATGCGCGGCGCGCATAGCAGAAAAACTTGCGGCGGGGCTTGTTTTTCTCTTGATTGTTCTCTATATTTACACCGTTAACCAGCCGCAGAAAGGGCTTTCCCATGATCACGACCGCCGCAGACATGATCAAAGCATTGAAGAAAGAGACTTTTATAGGCGTTATCCTATATTGCGGGCCGAGCCTATTAGACGGCGCGCCCATTGTGGTGATCGCTAATCGGATCACCACCGCTAGCGATAACAGCAAAACGGGCGAGATGGTCCAGACTTTCATCTTTCGGGCCGATGTCGATCCCATGGCAGCATTGCGCGCGGGACTTGATAGCAGCGTGTGCGGGGCTTGCATGCATAGGCCCGCGAATAACGGGACCTGTTATGTTAACGTAGGCCGGAGCGTGGCCAGTGTATACGGGGCATTCACCCGGGGCAGATACGCCGAGCCCGGGGCAGACTATGACCCTCGCATATTGCCAGACTTGTTTGCCGGTCTTGCCTTTCGCATGGGGACCTATGGGGATCCCACAGCCGCGCCTTTCCAGATCTGGCGCGCTTGCACTCTAAATGCTGCGGCGATTAACGGTTACTCGCACCAATGGCGTGACAAGCGTTTCGCCGCGTTCAAATTGCTTTGCATGGCCAGTGCAGACAGTCCCGCAGACCACGATGAAGCCCACGCTATGGGGTGGCGCACATTCCGTGTCAAGGCCATAGGCGGGCCGAGCCTACAAGGTGAAGTCACTTGCCCCGCATCAAAAGAGGCTGGCCAGAAGACCGTCTGCGCAGACTGCCGGGCTTGCGGTGGCCAGAGCGCCAAAGCCCGCGCGTCAATTGTAATTGAGGCCCACGGGCCGACCCGCAAACGCTTTGTGGAGGTATAGAACCATGGTCCAGACCACAAGAGAACAGCGGCGCGCCCTCGGGCGCGTCTTTGCCCGCGACCCGCTGGGGATCCCAAATCGCGCAATCCGCGCCGCAGTGCAGCCTACTTTCGGGTGCGATGGCGCCGTCATCGTACACTGGCAGGGCATGTGGCTCTGCATCGAACGCGACGGCTATTGTCACACGTGAAACATTAGACCAGAGGCCCGCGACCACGCAGCCCGCGCCCCGGGGGGAAACCCTCGGGGCTTTTTGTCGTTCACATTCTCGTGCGCCCGTCTGCAATTGGATCAAAGGCCCGCGAATCAGAGGCCCGCGCGGGGGAGCTATGCGTCTGGTGCATGGCTCTAATTACATCAGAGGCCCGCGCCGCCGCCATGTCGAGGAACATGGCCAATGGATCACTGTAGCTAAGTGTCTGATCTGGTTCAGCTTTTCCCGTGGTTTCGTCCCAAAGGTCCGTGATCCGTGAACCGTTATAGATCCTGAGACTCTGGGACTCTGGATGGCTGACCATGTTCCAGACGCATGGCGACACTCGGGATCTCGCGGTTTGCCACGCAATCTGAGCCGGACGCCAAAGCCCGGCTGTTTTGTAGGACTTTGTCTTACACACCTTTAGCTCCACCCAGATCTCAATAGGCGATTGCTGGCCCTGCGGAGGCCACTGATAGGCCCCGTTGATGTCTGGGATACCCGCCCCTACCCGAGCTTCGATGCGCGTCCAGTGGGCTACCCTGTCCGTCTCCCGCTTCAGACGTTTCCAGATTTCAGCCTCGGTTTTCACTGGTCAATTTCCTCGGCCATGCGCTGGCGCTCATCATCGGGGACGAAGTCGGGGATCCCGTCCGGATCCCGGGAGGTGGCGACCATGTCGATGGTGGGGGAGGTGGCCTGCATCAAGACGGGGAACTGTTGCTGGAGCTTGGCAATCTCGGCGATGACGTCCTCGCGGGACATTTGGTCGATCTTTCCCACAAGGATCTCGCTGCGGGAGATATACAAACCACCGGCCTGTCCCCGAGACTTCTCAGCCGCGACTGCTGCGGTGTAGTTTCCCTTCTCCAAGGCCATGTCGCGGATCTTTGCAAGCTGGCGGATATGACTGTCAAAGGTCACCTCATATTTACGGGAGAGTTCTTCCTTGATCTCGGCAATGCGGACGAGGATGTGGGGATAGTCTCGACCGTTGAGAAACCGTGACGCCGCCCACGCTGCGGTGTTGTCAACGAACCCCGCCTGTCTCGCCGCCTCGGTGCGGGTGACGTCCTCGGTGGCATAGATCCGGCAGAACTTCTCCTGCTTCTCAGTCAGCCCCTTGGTCTTGGGGTTAACAAGGATATCCATCTTGGGCTTGTGCGTTGCTTTGGCGCTCGCCATGCGGTCCTCCATCGGTGTCCGAAACAGGGTTCTACCATAGAGAGGGGGTAAAATCACAGGGTTGATCACAAGGTTAAACCCAATGATACCAGTGGATCACAGGGATCACAGGGTGTTTTGGATATTTCCATTTTTGGGCCGCATTGTCACCAGATTAGGGGTCCGTTACGTGTACGCAGGTACTGATTGACAATTGTTATACTGTATGCACTTACTATACTTACCTATGTGAGCGCGCGGCCGGA